CACCGCACCGGCGATCAGGCACGGCCGCACGCGCGAGGCCGACCGGCTCACGGGTGCCCTCGCCAAAGACTTCGGCCTCTCCGACATCAGCACCAAGGACGGCGCGAGCGTCATGGACAACCTGCGGAAGAAGGCGACCGACCGACCGATGTGGGGCGACGTGCCGCACAACGAGCCTGGCTGGAGTCAGCGCCAGGAGGCGCCGAAGACCTTCGCGCCTGCCTCGATGGGCGTGCAGGCCGATGGTGTGCTCACCAAGATGAAAGGGGCGCTCACGATGCCCACGCCCAACATCGTTGGTAGGCCTTACCGCGAACCATTGCCGACGCCACCGTGATCATACCCTCGGAGACCGCCGAGCGATTCGCCTTCTATCAGGTCGTCACGCAGGCGTGCAACGCATCGCGCGGCGATCGCCGCCGGCTCTATCAGACGTTGCGTAATTATTATATGTACGGCTCGGACGGTTCCTCACAGTCGCCGGCCAAGTACAACAAAATCTACCCGCACGTCGACAAGGTGACATCGTTCCTCTACTCGCAAGAGACCACGCGATTCTCTACCGATTTAGGAGTCTCGGTCTCCTCGATGGCGATGAAGCAAGTAGGCTCGATCAATAAAGCGCTGACGGATGAGTGGAACAACTCGAACATGGACATCATGTTCGGGATGGCGCTCACGTGGGCGCACGTTTACGCCTCGACATTCATCAAGCTGATGCCCGACCACGGCACCGTGCGGCCCGGCATTGTCGACCCGCACAACTTCGGCGTGTACCGCGAGGACGTGCCGTCGCTCGACGCGCAAGAGGCTTGCACGCACACCTACTACATCACGCGCTCGCAGTTGGAGGCGCAACTCAAGGATCACCCGCGGCGCGCACAGATCATGGCGAGCGTGACGGTGGCGGTCAAGTCCAACACCGGCAGCATCTCGCCATTGGATCGCATCATCACCAGTGCCTCGAGCCCGAACGTGATTGGCAACTTGGACTTTGATCTCGCGATCATCCAGCGCTACATGCCGAAGGTGCGCGAGCCGATGGTCGAGATGAACGAGTTGTACGTGTGGGACGACGAGGAGAACGACTACCGCATCGTCACCTTGGCCGACCCCTATGAGGTGGTGTACGACCGACCGCTCGGCAAACTGCCGACGCCGATGTACGTCAAGGGTGAGCTGCCGTTCATCCAGGTCTGCCCGATTCCGGCCTATGACTACTTTTTTGGCTACTCGGAGGTCGAGCGGCTGGTGCCGACTCAAGACCTCCTAAATATGCGGTGGGAGGAGATCCGCCACATCCAGGCCAAGCAGGCCCGGCCGCCGAAAAACTTCTCAGGCTTCCAGGGAATCACCGATGAGATCGCGCTCGCCTTCGACACACCGGACGGCTATGTGCAATCCGACATGCCGGGCTCGAAAGTCGAGTCGCTCGACACGCCAGTGTCACCCGATCTCTGGGCCGACATCGACCGCCTGGAGCAGATGTTCGATGACACCTCCGGCATCAACAACGTGATGGAAGGCAAGGGCGAGGCGGGCGTGCGCTCGACCGGCCACGCCGCGCAGCTCGCGAGACTCGGCTCCGCCCGCGTCAAGAAGCGCGCCATGATCGTCGAGGATTCTCTCGAGAAGCTCGCCACCATGATGCTCAAGGTAAAGAAGATATTCGACAGTAATACGCGGCTGCGCTCGACGGACGGTTCGCAGTTTGCCTTCGATCAGTTCACAGACGACTGCATCGTGAAGGTCGACGCGCACTCCAACTCGCCGATCTTCGTCGAGGACAACACGAATCTGGCCTTCACGCTGTTCAAGATGAACGCGATCACCAAAGAGCGCCTGATCGAGCTCATCAACGTGCCGATGAAGCCGCAACTCGCGGACGACATCAAGAACGTCATCGAGCCGGCTGAGGCCGCGAAAGCGAAGGAGCAGCACGATATGGAGGTCGCCACATTGCGTGCAAAGCAGCAAGGTGGTAGAAGGTAGGGCGACAAGTCTCCGAAGAGGGGGGTACCCATCCCATGATAGGAGGACGTACCGATGGCTCGTAAGCGCCGCAAGCATCGCCGGTAGCACGGCAAGGCCCACCCAAAAAGGTGGGCTTTTCTTTTAGTTCCTTGACATTTCCTCCAATTAACATAATGCTCGGCGGCAAATGGCAGCCAGCCCCGAAGTGATGGAGGCTAACGGAGGCGCACCGCCCGGAGGCGGAGCAGCTCCCCCGTCACCGCCTCGTGCTGCTCCCATGATGACGCCGCAGAACGCCGATGGAGCGCAGCAAAGCTCGCGCGTGAAGTGCCTCCTCGCCCAGAAACTCCTCGAGCAAGCGCTGCCCGCGTACGGCTCTGGAAAGAAGGAAGGCAAGGCCATCCTCGACGCGATCACCAAGCTCGCCAAGGCGTTCGGCAAGAACGAGTCCGAAACCGAGGAACTTGCACCCGCTGAGAAAATGCAGCTCGTGCAGGATCTCGCCGGCCCCGGTGAACCCCCGAAAGGCCCGCCGCCCGGCGGACCCGGCCCGCAACCTTTGACCGGCGGCGCACCGCCGCCGCCACCCCCAGGAGCATGACATGCCCGGCACACGCTTGTTCAATCCGTCCGACTCGCTGCAGATCCGCGACCCGCATTCGAACGTCATCGACGACGGCATGATCGTGAACCCGCCCCGCTATGCGGAACTCGGCGGTCTCGAGGCCGCGTCGAAGACATTCAAAAACAAGATGACGATCCGCAAGCCCTCCGGCACGATCCGTAACGTGCCGGTCAAGAGCACATAGCCATGGCGCGCAGCCTGGAAGACATGACCCCGGCCGAGCGCGAGGGCGCGCTGCGTGAGTCCGAGGCGCTCCGCAAGCTCATGAACCACCCGGAGGTGGGCCTTGAGGCGAAAAGGCTGTACAAGAAAATCACGCCGGACGCGAATTTTCCCGAGCTGAAGCAGCAGGAGATGCTCGAGGCCGCCACCAAGCCGCTGCAGGACAAGCTCGAGAAGATGGAGCGCGAGGATCTCGAGCGCCGCGTCGCTGCGAACCGCGAGCGCAACCATAAACTGTGCTCGGACGCGGGCTTCAAGCCCGATGATGTCGAGAAAGTGATGGCCGACGAGCACATCGCCGACTATGGCACTGCCGTGCGCTACTTGAAGGGCCAGAATGCCCTCGCACCGGCGACGCCCGCGAGCATCACGCCGATGCGGATGCCCGACAACATGGGCGACATTCGCAAAAATCCGACTGCTTGGGCGCGCGATCAGGCGCACAAGGCGATGGACGAGATCAGGGCCGGGCGAATCGCCGGAGTGTAAGGGCCTGAGCGTGGGGGCGCGCTCGACCTAGGGACCATTTATGAAATTGAACCAGGAGTAAGCCCCCATGCCCGTTTTTGGTCAAGGCATCATCCCGGCCGGCTCGATCGGCACAGAACTCACCTATGTGACGCGCCGCGCCTTCATCCCAAAGATGGTGGTGCAGATTTACAACACCTCGCCACTGTTCGCCGCGCTCCTCGCGAACGCGCAAACGGCCTCCGGCGGTGTGTCGAGCGTCACGGTTCCGGTGCAAGGCGCCGCCTTCGTCAACTCGCAGTGGTCCGACTATTCGGGATCGTTCAACCAGCCGATCGCGCAGCAAGGCGCGTACGTCGGCGAGTTCAATCTCAAGTCGCTGATCACCCCGATACCCTTCCTAGGTATGGAGGGCGCGGTGCAGCTCGACCATGCGGTGATCCCGCTGATCGAGGCGCGCATGAACGATGCGACCAACAACATGGCGGACGCCGCCAGCCAAGCGCTCTACAACAATTACACGGTCTTGAACCAGTTCATCGGCTTGCCGGGCGCGATCGACGACGGCACGAACCTCGTCACGTACGGCAACATCAACCGCACCGCCAACACATGGTGGCAGGCGAAGCGCTACGCGGCTGGCGCGGTCAACCCGACCCGCGCGAAGCTCATCCAGTACATCGCGGGCGTGAATAAGAACGGCGCCGAGATGCCGACCATGGGCATCTGCGGCTTCGGCACGTGGACGCAGTTGGCCTTGGACTTCATCGGTATCGAGTCGCTGCAGATCACGCCAGGAACCGGCTTCGACTCCGACGCCGACCGGCCGCGCTCCGCATTCCGCGCGCTCGACATCGCGGGCGTGCCGATCTACGCTGACCCGTATTGCCCGGAGGGACTCGTGTACTTGGTGAACACCAATTACATGAATCTCTACGTTCACGACCAGGCGTCTTTCGCCTTCTCAGGCTTCGAGTCGCTCTTGTCCAACTATCAGTTGGGCTACATCGGCATCGTGCTCACGCTCGCCGAGCTCGTCGTCACCAAGCCGCGCAGCGCCGGCATCGTCACGGGCTTTAACTTCCTGGTGATCTGAGTGGCGCAGTTCACATGGTCATCAACTGTAGGACGTACGCCGACTTCAAGAGCATCTGCCTCTCGATCAGCCCTGATTTTGTTGGCTACATCCCTTCCATTGAGATCGCCTTTGTCGGCGCTCACTATGGAGTTGCCTACGCATTCGACTATGTTAAGGGGGTCTGCGTGACGCTGCAGCTATTCAACGGCATCACGCTTTCATTGGCAGACTTTCCCTCGGCCGTCGAGTTGAGCGAGGAGCTGCTGGTGCAAGACGCCAGCGCTCTCAGCGCCGTTTTTTAAGGAGTAAGCGATGTCAGACCTTAAGATTGCAG